GTGGCGCTTCCATCCGCGCTTGTTGCGCTGGCAGCCGCAGCGGCAGCCTCTGCCTCTGCGCCGCTTATGGCAGCAGCGGTCGGCCCAACCTCAAAAGCCGTGGCGGCTGCGTTGTACGCCAAGACCGTGCTGCCTGTGATGATAGACGGCAGCGTGGGGTCAAACGCCCCGGTGTACCCGTCTGGAAGCTGCGCCGTGCGAGCCTGTGTTGCGTTCAACTGTTGCGCCAGCATCGTCAGCGTATCAAACTGTTGCTCGACAAGGCTAGAAGGGAAAGGATCGTTCTCAACAAGGTCCAGGGTCTGCGTGAATTGTTCTTCACGGATGATGACCAGCGTCTCTGTGGAGGCCGGGGCCGTGACCATCGTTACCACACCCCCGGCGGCTACACCTGCGCCAGTGATAGTATAATGGGTGGTGATCGTCTGGACGACCTCAACACCCGTGGCGGTCGTCACCAGGATAACTTTTAGGTCGTTATCTGCGAAAAACAGGTACGGGAAGCTAAACGCCGTGACGGTAGCGTCCCCTACGGTGCTGGTCCGGTTGACTGTTGAGCTTATCGTCATGGTGTTATCCTTTGTTCAGTAAACTTATAACATACAATCAGGGTAAAAGCGTACTTAAATCGGGCGCGCGTGTCGGGCTAACCTGCCCAGCGGGCCAGTAGCTTGAACGCCCTTCCTTTCTGCGCATCTTCTGCTCCCTTCGGAGCATTTTTACCCGCGCTCTCGGGTCTGCTTCTAGTCGTATTTGGTCAACGATTAGGCGCTCTTTCAACAAGCGTATATACCAAGTCCTGGTCCCCGGCAGCCAGTCGTTCATAAACTCCAAAAGTTCAGAGGTTAGGTTGGTGTCCTCGCCCCGTAACATTTGGGCGCTGTTGCCTATGGTTAGATTGGTAGTGTCAGAGGCCAACCCGAAGAACGGCCCGGCCAATGTGTCAGCCATACCCCCGCCAAAACGGTTAATGTTTGAGAACAGGAAGTCGCCCAAGATACCTAACCCGCCGCCTTTCATCATCCCCGCGCCTATTGTACGGGGGTCGCTCATGTCGTAGAAATCTTTACCCGACGACAGCGCCCCTAGCTGCATCGCCAACACACCCGCCCCACCCGTGCCTACGACATACGCGGGGAGATAACCTATCTGCCCCGCGGACCAGTTCTGCTCCCTGTAGTATGTTCTCAAGTGGATCTGGTAGATGGCGACAGGGAATGATTTAAGCAAGCCTAGGAAGCCCGCGACTTCGCCACGCGCCGTGCCACGTTTGATGGATTTACCCAACGCTACGGAGGACAAGGTGGTGGACTCAGGCACGCCTTCCAGTATTAGTTTGTTCATCATATCGCTGACCAAACCATGTAGACGGATGCGCTCACTGTCGGGGAGGTCCGTGCGTTTAAACAAATCGGTGGGGCGTAGTTGGTTGAACCCCGCGGGGTCGTGTATTTTGGTGGCTCTTATAACATCCCAGTCTTTTGCCGTAATACCGTTACGCTCCATAGCGGCGCGTAAGTTCTTGTCTAACGAATTAAAGGCCGTTTTGCTATCACGCGCCAGCGCCGCTTGAAACTCCATACCTAAAGCGAATTTAGCGGCTCTTGTGGTCTGGGAGAGGGCGCTTGCACGGGTTGTGATATCGGATAGCACCCGCGTCCAACCCGGCGCCATACTATCCCCCGTAAAACGCTTCGCGGCTGACGATCTTGATATAAGAGTCTCCAGTACCAACCCTGAACTCATGCCCATCTTACGGTCTTTGGCGCTAAGAGGGTTAAGTTGTTTTATCATCCTAACCACAAGATTGTGGCTGCGCAAACCGCTACGGTGCGCCGCCAACGCTGATGTAACAATATCCGAGGGGACTGAAACTAACGGGGTGGACCCCAAAAGGCTTGCGACTAAACCGTTACGAAAACCGGCAGCGGTGCGGCCCAATACATTTTCCTCTGTCATGGCGTTCGCGCCTGACATTATCTCGAACCCGTCCTCTACCGTAGTCGCCGTGTTGTTTACCCTGTCCAACAACGCCTTACGTTTACGCCCTATAAATGGTAGCGGTGCCCCCGGTTTAGCCTTACCTGTGGGTTGTACTTCCTGTGCGAACTTCCGCGCCGTCTCTACACCGAACTGCAACCCAGCTTTCGGGTTCGGCCCTAACTTCTGTACAAGAGAAATATCGGTGGCGGAGGTTTCGATAAACATACTGATCTGTTCAAACATATCCCCCTCGCCGTAACGGTCCATCATGTCCCCCCACGCCTTAGAATTTTCGTAGTGCAGCACCCTCGGACGTTCCAGGCGGGTGCTTAAAGATGTGTTAATTCGTGCGCCGGGGACGACAGAGTGCGCGCCGTCAGATATAATATTGCGGAAAGCGGTGGTTAAAACTTCCAACTTTTTTGCGTTCCCGCGTATGGGTAAGCCTGAGTTGTAATCGCGCATACGCCCCCAGTCCAAGACCCCGGGGGCCATATGGCCTGCTACCCATTCTTTTTCAGTGGCGTCCTTCATCTTAGCTTTACTGTGGTTCTGTGGGAGCCGCCACTTGGGGTCATGTACGGCGTTAACCCCAGCTTCCCGTAACAACATCGTGCGGACCCGGCTCATTTCTTTAAGAGCTTTCGCTAACGACTTATCCGTAGCTGAGCCCCCCTCGTCAAAGAGGGCCCCGAGCACCCCTTTAAGATCAGCCCGGTTGCGTTTTATACCGAGACCTTTGTACCCAAATTTCTGTAGAAACTCACTGAGGGCGTCGTGTAACAGCGCCCGGTTACTGTCTATCCTCGCGTCAAGTCCTATGATTATATTTTCTAACGCCCGGTCGGGCGCGGCTTCACCTTTCTCGTCAACAGCCCCCCGTATATCATCTTCCAACTCAACTTGTCTCTGGGCTGAAGCCAGGCGTCTGCGCTTGTCGGCGGCAGTCTTACCCTCGATATCTGTAAGTACATCACGCCCAGCCAACTCGTTGGCCTCGATAGGGGAGCGCCCTTCCGATACATGACCGAGCACAAGGTCGTCGAAAGTGTCTAGAACCTTTGCAGCCTTATTCTTATCAGCTGCGCCCTGCTCAACGGCGCGTAACAGGCAGTCCCTTAAACTCATATCGCGCAACTCCTTACCGCTTCTACTACCTTTTCGTTCTCAGCTATATCTTTCAAATGATCCCGCAGACTCATAATGGTGCCGTCATCTAACGCCACCTTCATGTCCCCGGACACACGCCTGGACGCGCCTATATCATATGTGCCGTCGGTCTCGTCAAAGGAACTCTCAACTCGTGCGACCGTCTCGTTCGCGCGCTGGGGGATGTCAGCGTCACCGGCCTCAAGCCTAGCCACTGTGGTCTGAACGTGTTCAGCGGGCGATAAACCCCCTCTGTCCCCTATGCCCGGTACACGAGGGGCTTCTCCGTCGTCCAACTTAACACCCTCAGCGCGGGCTTTATCCTCAGAGGGGTTCAAAATTTTCTTAGGTCTTGTGTCGATACCTTTTTGAGCTTTATTGCGGATCCTATTGCGCTTTAGTTCTAGCGCCCGGAGCTCTTTCTGCTCGCCCTGTATCTTTTTGGTCTGAACTTTAGCCTCGTTTCTCCCCTCCTCTACAGCTTCCTTACGTTTTACGGCGGCCTGTTTACCTTCGGGGGACTCGCGGATGTCATTTTCGGCCTTAGCTATTCTACCGCGGCGGGTTTTACCTAGCCCCGGCATGGATTTCATTTGTTCTATTTCCGCTAATTCGTCTGCTTTTGTAGGGGACACCTCGCTTAGGAAGTCCGAAAACTTGGCTGTCTCAGCACTCGTCACCTTTTCGCCCGCGGCTGCTACGTCATTGTTAAGTTGCGCCACCCGTTCATTCTTAATCGTGATTTCTGCGTCTATGTCTTTAGACGCAGTGTCTAAAATTTCTTGTACCCGCTCCACGGGGACCCCACGAAATTCTTCCACGCCTCGTAAATTCATGCCGTCAAAGATGCTTGGGCGTGGGGTCTCGGCCCCGTTCACTTCAGCTTCTAAACCAGCGCGGTATTCCTCTGCGGCGTCTTGAGCGCGTTTATGGTGTTCCGCGACACCTTCAGGTGTGTCGCCAAGCGCGTTGTCTCCTCTAAACCTAATCTCCTGGTCGAGTATCTGCCGCCCCGCTCTGGTGTCCGCCCTGCGGGTAACCTTTTCGGGGGCCAGGTCCACCACGTTTTGCAGGAACACGTCGCTACGAACCGGGACACCAACTTCTTCCAGCGCCTGTAACAACTCCCGCCCTAACGCTCTTTGAGGCGCGACTTTTCTTTCTAAGGCTCTGGCCCCCACGGGTGCGACTTCAATCACGCCTCGAAAAGCACCTGCGCCACCCGCCGCAAAAAGCACCTGTTGAGCCGAACGCCATACGCTGTTCTCTAAACCCAATAGCTCACGGTTCTCTTTGACACCTAAGAACTGGTTAATAGTTTCTGATAACGCGCCGACCCCCATCTCCGTAGCTACTCGGGTGGCGGCGGCCTTGCCAAAACCCCCTAATGGTAGTGTGGCGATGTTGAGCGGGTCGTTGGCGTTGAACGCGCCCACCATGCCTGACATAAAACCCACCACAGACCCAAAATTAGTTGCTCTGTCCAAGGCGTCGATAGCGGTGTTTTCAGTGGTCTTAGCGTTAGCCTTAACCGACCCAAACATGTCTTCAAATGTCTGTATATCTGGGTGTGTGTTTTTTAACTGGGTTAATTTTTGGTTGATAGCGTCGAGATCAACAACGTAGCCACTTTGGTCGTCTCTTCCTAACTCTTTACCCTCAGATAACGAACGCGCAACATCTAAAAACCTTACAGTCGAAAAATCAGGGATATTCTCCCCCGTTAGATCAAGCACCCGTCTCATGTTCTCAGTATAAGTATCATGGAACACTTGCTGTAAACCAAACATGGATTCGTTGTCAGTACTGTCTTTAATCACCGCGTCAAATATTTCTCCAGACGTAGAGAAACCCCCGCCAGAAAAACCGCGCAGTCTGTCAGTACCGCGCAGGGTCGCGGGCTTTGTGGTGTCGGTGTGGCCTAACAACATTAGGGTTCAACCCCCAGCTTCTTCAGGCGGTCTTGGGTAATATGCAACGTGTACGCAGTACCTATCGAGCCTTGTAGAAGTTTGTCGTCTGAGGCCATCCGTACAACATACATATCTGGCCCCACACGCTCCAGTCTTCCCCCTTCGGCTATCATCTCACTAGTGACCAACGCGCCGGTAGCCGTGCGCGGCGCGGAGTTATCAACGGAAAGTTCAGTAATGCTCTTAGGGTTGTCGTCAAAAACTTCTTCAACCATACTCCCGCTGACCCCAACAGGCGCGGCGAACTTCCTATCGTTGAGGGTTTGTATTCCGCCAAAACCGGCGCGGCCACCTAACACCATATCGACGGCGTCGTCGGCGTTTGTTGTAGCCCCTGCTGCAATTACCGCTAACGCCGCTGACTGTACGGCGGCTTTCGTGCTGCGGTGTAGGGCTTCGTTGTTAAGCGCGCCAAAAACTGCGGAACCTATACTGAACTGCATCTCTTTCTTTGGCATACCCGTCGTTATCTCAATTAGGTTATTACCCTCGTTCAACAACTTCTGTTGCCCCAGAAGAATGTTGGTGGCAGTGGTTAAATATGTTTGGTCCGACGCGACCCCCGCGCCGACAAAGGCCATTAGAGGATTAACCTTTGCCAGTTCATGCAACGCGGCCACCGCGTTTTCAGTGGTCATGTTCTCGGTGTACCCTTTGATAAACGATAACTGTTCATCGGAGGACATATCTGGGAGTTTCACCCCTATGTCTTTGAGTTCGGCGGTGGTGTGGAACTGCCTTGGTTTCCCATATTTATCGGACCCTTGAACCATCAACGCCTCTCGCGCGTTCATAGAACTGGGGCTGCCCTGGTCTAGCGGTGTAAAAGATTCAGGGTCTATTTTTTGCATCCAATCTACATAGTTTTTATCGGTGACTTCTCTCATATTCTCCAAAACTTTTCTTGCGGTGTCCCGCTCCACCGTGCTTAAATCACTGGACGCGGCATCTTTTTCAGCGGCTTCCACTACCTTTTGTAAGTCACTAGGGGACAAGTCAGTAAGACCCTGTAAAGTTTCGTTTTGTGTGAAGGCTTCTTTTACGCTCTGTTGCACACGCGGGCTGGCATTGCCTAGGTTAGCCAGTATCACCAAAACATCAGGGTCCTTACTAAGGTCGACCCCGTTCCGAAGACGTTTATCCACCCGCCCGAAAGCCGCTGTCACTGTAGTATCAACTACAGCCTGTTCCTGGCGTTCTCCCGTCAACGTCTTTGACAGAACCGCTCTGGCGGCAGCGAGTGTCTTACTCTCTAAGACGGTGGCCCCATCGTCTATGACATCCTGCTCTAGCCCAGCTACAACTTCTTCCAACTGCCCGCTAGGTAGCTTCATCCATGTGCGTACAGCTTCACCCACCATGCGCGCGTTAAAAAGCATTTCGCTGGTGAGTGGGTCGTTCACTTGCGCGACAAGATCATTGGTGCGGCTCATACTGGCGGAGTCAGGGATTTCTCCCCGCGCCAAACGGGTCAGCACCCCTCGTACAGAGGATTGCGCGTCGCCGATGGCTCTGTTCCGCTCAACCCGCGCCAACCTATCCTCAGTTTCGAAGCGCCGTTTTTTAGCTACGCCAGCCTTGCCGAGTTGCGCGAAACCCGCCCCGGTCAATTCACTAGCGGGGCGCAAGGATAAGATTTGGTCCACCCGTTCGGGGGTGACAGCCTGAGAAAGCTGCCCAGAGAACTGTTTAAACCGTAGAATCTTAACTTCCTCTCTGAGAAACTCCTCTTTTAGGTGGTTAGGCAACCCGGTGTTTTGGATTTCCCTAGAGCGGGCGTCTAGTGTTATATTATATTGTTCGTCGGTGGGGGTCTCGAACACCACGTTACCCGCCGTGGCTCTATTCCCGGTGAAAACCTTCACCTCGTTCTTACTACGGGTTGCGCTCTCAAATATCGTTGACTTTTCAACTATGGTGTTACGGGTGCGGGATAAGTCCAGCTGCATCGCGGCCCGAACGCGGTCATTTGGTGCGGCGGCTAATTGGTTTTCTACGTTCTTATCGTAGGCAGCTAACACAGTCTTTGTAAAATCTGTGGCGTTAGCGTCAGTGTTTTCTTTGGCTTGTCTAAAAAGGTCAGCGCCGAAGCCTTGGTTGTCTATATTAGCTTGGTTAATTTTGGCGTTCTCTTTTTTAATCTGGTTTTTCTCCAGAACAGCACCAAAATCTGTAATAGATTTACCAGCCGCTTGCAAACCTTTGCCGGACCCGCCGAATTCGGTGGCGGTTGCTCTGCGAACGCTAATCGGCCCAGGAGTTTTTGTCGGCGCGTCGAATGATGTGAATTTTGCCATCTACTAACCACCCACTGATTCAGCGCCGAAGGTCAACGGCGTACCCGGTTTAGACGCGGAAAAACCTTTAGACGCCGCGCCGAGAAGTGTACCGGCAGCCGCAAACCGCGACGCCGACTTTGCTGCTTTACCTTTGGCAATATCCAGTTGTGCGTTGTTGGTGAATCCTGTCGCTTGAATCTCACCCGCGTGAATGATGGATTGAAAGGCTAGTTCCTCCTCCAAAGCATTATCCTCTAACAGGTCCAGCTTGTCAGGGTCTTGAGCTCGATTCGCACCCTGTCGTTTAGCAGATAGGCGGGTCTGGCGTTTACCGTCTTCAGCCGCAGCCAGACGCGCAGCATTAGCATTATTGGATGCGACTTGAGCGTTGAAGTTCGCAGCCTTCTGTGCGTTTGCGCCAGCCTGAAGTTGCCCGACTGCGGTAACACCAGCACCAATCGCTGCAATGACCGCGACTTCTATCCCTGTCACTATCTTATCCTAGCATAAAGAGCGCAGTCTCTGCCATCGGGGCTGTAGTGTTTCATTCGTTCACACTCCATCGTAAAACCTAACATCTTTGCCCAGCGGTGCGCCTCTGGAAAGTCACAGTCAACTGTCATCTCAATTCGTTTGGTGTAGCACCCGTCCAAGAATTTCTTAACGGTGCGGTGGCTCCTTAGAAAGCTATGCGGGTTCGTCTTCGATATGAACGCCCACGCCATTGAGCGCCCCGCCCACATATGTAGAACGCCCGCTGCACCTACGGGGTTCCCGTCTATCATCGCCGTGTAACTGGGGTATTCCTCTAGCCCACGGCCTTGCTCCATCGTCACCCAGTTACTCAGGTGCGCCTGCATACTTTGCAACTTGATCGCTGCCAAGTGTTCTGCCTTGAAAGGTACGACCTCAAACATCAACTGCGGTCCTGTGTTACGCCTTGGGGCATGATTGCCTCAATGATAACAGGTAAGGGGTCTGTCTGCCTGTAAAAAAAGTGTTCGTCGTTAGAGTACTCACCGTCCCAGTCCAGTTCAAAGTCTCCCGTGAACAGGGGAACGGCGGTGTCCATAGGGTCGCCGCCTTCACGTAGGACCAGTAGATCTAAATTACTGGTGTCCGGCCCCATGAACCCTCCAAGGGTCTGAAGGAAGCGAACGATAATACGGTGCCAGCGAACGAACTTACCCTGTGACGTACCGTCAGCCGCTCCTATGTCAAAACGTAGCGTCTCGAAGTCGGACACATATGGTAGCCCAACGTGGACGATAGCCGAAGACCTATCCAATGTAACCGCGCCCGAAGTAACAGTCTTGTTGCTGTGGGTCGATCCTTCAGCCAGTATCTGTACCGTTTGGCCCTCAAGGTGGTCGAGGCCAGATATTACCGTGGACCGCTCTCTGACCTCGCCAGAAGAGACATAGGTGGTGAAAGCCGTGCTGTTGACCGCCGCGCGAATGTCACCCGCGCTAGTGAATGTGGTGAACCCGGTGCCGTCTATACCGGATAACTCGAAAGTATCGTCGGTCTTATTGGCTACGGTGTAACCGTTGCCGTTCAACTCAACCATCCCACCAACCCCAAATATCCCGACCTCGTCGGCATTGGTAAGCCCATGCGCGGGCGCGGTTATAACAACCGGGTTCGCCGCTGTTGCGCCTGAGATTGTGGTGTTGGCTTTAGTGTTGCTAAACAGCTCAAGGGTGTTGGTAGCGACCTCGCCCGCGATGTAGGCGGTGCCGTTTAATTCCGTCATCCCTTTGACCCCGGTGATCCTGATATCGTCTCCGTCATCGACGCCGTGCGCCGCCGACGTAATAACGCAAGGGTCAGCCTTGGTCGCGGCGGTAACAACCAGCGCAACATCCAGGGACAGCCCGCTGTCCATGAAAAAGGCGTCTTCAGGGTCTCTCGTCTCTTCCCACCCAGGTTTCATGTACTCGACATACCGCCGCGTTACGCCGTTAATGTACCGCTGGGTTATCAACCACAGCTCATCAGAGGAGCCATCGGCGCTTGGGATCACCGCAACGCTCTCGACTTTAGCTTGAGTAGCCCCGGCGTCGCTAGCCCCACCGACGACATGCCGTGACCAACCAACCACCTTTTGGTCGCGCTCGTATGTCAGGCACAATAAGGTGCCGTCCACCAAGGTCATCCACACAAGGCTCTGTGGTTCACTCTGGTACGCCATCTGCGTGACGCCTGTTCGGGTCACATGCTCCGCGACCAGCGTCAGGTCAGGCGCTCTGAATCCGTCGTCCTCAAACAGGTAGGCCATCTCACGGACCTTCCGCAAGGCCCGCTGAACGAACAGCACAGTCCGCCCAGCGCGGACAGGTTGTATATTGCCGCTGCCGTAGGCTGACGATCTCTTGCTCTGTACGTTAGCTGGTGTGACGACGCCCCCTGTGTCAGACGGGCGGAGCACCCACTCCCCGCCCACAGTCCCAATCAATAACCCCTTTTCGTCATCAGCAAGCCACCGGATAGCGTTGACGGTGTCCGCAGATAAGTTGTTGGTAATAGCGTTGTCATCCACCACAGTGGCGTCAACCTCTGTCGGGGCGAAATTCTCAAAGTCACCCGTGCGGCTCAAGTCAACCCGTTGGGGCTCGTCCGTCGTACCGGCGAAGCAGAGCCTGTTCTGGTGGAAAGTAACGGACCCAGGGTAGCCCGTGGTGTCCGACCACGCACCAAGACGCCAGTTCACAGTAGCGGTGGTGGCGGAGGCGTTAGGGCCGTCTATGGTGGCTGTGACGCTAGTGGTGCTGGCTCTAGCTGTGATGGTCAGGTACGTCCAATCAGCAGCGGCGTCTTTCCACCTGATAAGCCGCCCGATATCGGTGGTCTGAAACCCCGTGCCGTCGTTGATGCCGACGATGGATGAAGCAGTTACAGTGACGGAGCCTGTTGTC